CAATTATTTGTTTAAGATGGCCAGATCGGAGGCCGCTATGAGCAAACGTTGGACGGCGGAGGAGTTGGCTTATCAGGCCAAGATCACCGAGGCGGTCGAGCATGAGCGCTTTCGCTATGAGCGCCAAATCCGGCGGCCCTTGACTGGTTTGGACCTGACCCGATTTGAGATGTGGGAGGCGAGCTACGAGGACGGCGCCTGGCGGCAGTTCTACGGTCCAGGCCCCAAAGGGATCTTGGAGCGAGCCCGAGCCCGGCAGGAGAAACGGCTATGACCCAGGAGCAATTCGATAGTTTGCCCTACGCCGTGCAGCTGCGCTGGAAGAACGAGGTCAACGGCGTGCGCCGGCCGTCGCCGGACCTGATCGAGATCACCGAGTGGTGCCTGTCGGGAGCGGAGCGGCCGGTGCCGGCGCCGGGGTTCACGCGGTTCTGGATGCAGTGAGATGTGGTGGCAGGGCTGGCAAACGTCGAAGCAAATCCGCGAGCGGGTGACGTGCCCATGCTGCCGCGGCAAGAAGCGTTTGACGATCATCAGACATGACGACAAGGCCAGTCGGACGTTTGTCGAGAAGGCGCTATGCCTGCAATGTGAGGGCACCGGGGAGCTTGAAGACATTTCCGGAGGCTAGTCATGGCGAAGCTCACTTCACGCGGCCGCAAATCACTGTCGAGCAAGTCGTTCGCGTTGCCGGGACGCAAATACCCAATCCATGATCGTAGCCATGCCGCTAACGCGCTATCGAGATGCAGCAAGCATTGTTCGCCGTCGCAGAAGGCAACGGTTCGCCGAAAGGTATGTGCTCGGTATCCTTCTCTTCCGAGCTGCAAGTAAAATAGGAGAGCGTCTTGGGTTGTGGCTGTGGTGGCGGTAAATCGTTTTCTGGACGCAGTGTCTCGCGCACCGGCGGCGGTGGTCAGTCGATGGGACGGCCGATTTCGTTTTCGGCCAAGCCATCGGCGAGCGACCAGCATGTGCCGCGCACGGCCCCGCAGCACATCGTTCAGTCGGCCGCGCTAGCTCAGCGTCGGGCTCAGACCAGACGCACAGTCTAATTTTCTTTTCTCATCTCTGAACGGAACAAGCGGCCATGGCGCTGCGCGATCTCCTATTCACCAAGAAGAAGCCCGAACGTTCGGCCTCGGATGAACCCGAATCGCCGATGTTCGTCATGGCCGGGCAACCGGTGCGATTGCTGCGGTTTGGCGCCGCGCAGACCGCCGAGATCGCGCAGCGTAAATCACCGCAGCTCTACCGCATCACCAATTACGTCGCGTCGGCGGTGCAGTCGGTGCCGTGGCGGTGCGTGGTGGACCCAGCGGAGAAGGAAGCCAACCAGGCATCGCCGACCCAGATCAAGGCGGTCAACGATGCGCTGAGCTATCCCAACGACAATTTCAACGCCAAGCAGATGCAATATTGGATCGCGATGAATCTGATGTTGTATGGCCGGGCGCATTTCAAGGTTGGCGTTAAGACGGACGGCTTGCCCAATGGCATCTACCCGCTCGACGCCAAGCACATGAACGCTGTGCTCAACAATCGCGGCACAGTTGACTATTATGTGTACGGCTCAGGAGTGGACGCACAGCGGCTACCGACCCGCAAGGGTTCGCAGGAACGTACCAAGGGGCTTGCGCCCTATGCCGCCGAGATCAGTTTTCCCAGTCTGTCCGGTCGCACCGATTACAGCCAGACCCCGGCGGCGATCGAGAGCATTGCCCAGCCCATCGCCATCATCGCCGCGCTGATGCAGCGCGCGCTCGACACCGCCTCCGGTCATCCTAATGTCAAGTATGTAATTTCAGCCGAGAAGACGCTGAACAAGAAGCAACAAGAAGCGCTCGAAAAGCACATGGCCGAGTCGGCGCCGGGCGAGGACAACAGCGGCAATCTGCTGTTTCTGTTCAACACCACCATCAAAGTGGACAAGCTCGATAACCAGCTCGCAGATATCCATTCCAAGATCCCGCTCGACGATATGACTCGCCAGATTGCCGGCGTGTTTGGCGTACCGGTGCCGCTCCTTAGCCTGGGCTCGGCCGATGCTGCCAAGTACGCCGGCAACTACGTCGAGGCGCGCCTCGCGTTCTGGCAGGACACCATCGTGCCCTGCTATCTGGCGCCGATCGCCGCGGGAATGACGCAAGCGATCTGTCCGGAGGGCGCCATCATCGAGTTCGATCTCGATGAGATCCCTGCACTCTGGAAGGGCCGCGCCGAGCTGGGCGAAACCCTGAGCAAGGTCACCTTCCTGACCACTGACGAGAAACGCAAAGTGCTCGATTTCGAGCCGACGACCGAGGAGCTGGACGCTGCCAAGCCGGCGGCGCCTGCGGCAGCCGCAGGAGATTCCAGCGTGGTGCCATTCACAGGGAGGTCGTGATGCCGACCAAGGGCGATTTCGTTCATCACAATATGACGCTTGCGGTGCAGACCAACGATCTGCCTGACGGTTTCATCGCCGGCATTGCGTCGTCGCCATCGGTCGATTGCTACGGTCACCGGGTGCTGCCCGGTGCGTTCGATGCATCGATCAAGCAGAAGGGTTTCGATGTCGGCAAAGACGGGATCAAGCTGCTCGACCACCACAAAGAGGACGGGCCGACGGTCGGCGTCATCCGCAAGCTGGAAACCCTCGGCAACAACCTGCGCATCGAGGCTGAGCTTTGTCTTAAATCTTCGCGCGTGCGCGATCTCTACGAGGAAACCAAGTTCTGTGGCGGCTCCGGCTTCTCGGTCGGCTTCCGGCTTGAGGACTACGACTTCGCCAAGGAGAACGGCGAGGAGATCTTCATCATCAAGTCCGGCGAGTTGCGCGAGGTCAGCCTGGTCAATTTTCCGGCCAACCGTGACTCGCGCACGCACGTCATCAAGCACGACGCGCAAGACGATTTAGAGCTAAAGGCCTGGCTCGCCGACCTGGCGCCGGCGCTGCTGGTTTTCAAGGACACCGATACCGTGAGCGAGCTTGAAAAGGCGCTTGCCGCCAAAGGGCTCGCACACGGGAGGAACGAGGCGCACAAGCTTTTTCTTGTGATGAAGTCTTGCGCGCACTTGCTCCAAGACAAGCCCACCCATGCTGGTGGTGAGTCAAAGACTTCGCCGCATCCCTTGCTGGATGCTTCCATGTTGAAGCCGGCGCTCGCCAGGATTGCCGAGATGCGATCGCTGCTCTAGCCGGCACCCTCAAGGGATTCCAACCATGACCATGCATCCTAAGCGTGGTGACTTCCTCAAGAAGGAAGCGCCAACGGACCAACATGCCGCGGCCGAAATTCTTCAGCCGCTGATGACTGAAATCGCCGGCCTCACCACGGCAATCGAGAAGTCCAAGAAAGAGGTCGACGACCAGTACAAGCTGCTCACCACCCATTACGACGGCGTCAAAGGCGACACCGACGAGTTGAAGAAGGCGGTGGCGGATCATACCAAGGTCTACGGCGACCTGATCACCAAGCTGCAGGGCCAGGAAGCCGCGCTCGACTTCGTCAAGAAGCAGCTTGACATGCCGCTGGTCAAAGGCGGCAAAGAGCTGGAGGACAGCGATCGCCAGGCGGCGATCGAATGTCAGCGTCGCGCCTTCTTATTCAAAGGCGGCACGCCTGACGAGTTCAAGGAAGATCTCGACAACTTGGTCGACGCCAAGCACTACCGCTCGGCGGTGCGCAAAATGGTGCGCTACGTCGGTATCGAGCCCAAGCGCAAGGTCATTGCCGGCTTGAACGAGTACGAGCGCAAGGCGTTCGAAGCCGCTTCGCTCGACACCGCGATCTTCGCGCCGGAAATGCTCGGCATCGATATCAACTGCATCATCGATTGTGCCGGCATGACTGACCTCTACAATTCGGTCAGTGTCTCGAAGTCGACCTTCATGTACCCGCAAGTGCTCGACTACGGCGAGATCGGCAAATACGACTGCGACGCCAAGTGCGACGCGGAATACGGACCGGAGGGAAACATCACCTTCAAGTCTGGTCAGATCTCGGATTACCGCGGCGTGTTCTGCTTCCAGCGCAAGGTGCTCGCCGAGGCCAACTACGACCTGCTCAACTTCATGTACACTGCAGTCCGGCGCGCGCAGACCATCGCTCGCAACCGGGCGCTGATGGTTGGCTCCGGTGTCAATGAGCCGCTCGGCTGGTTGACCGCGGAGTGCTTCACCAAGATCAAGACCACCGACACGACGTTCGACCATCGCGCCTTCCGGCTGTTCTACTCCTCGGTGCCGATCGAGTACGGTCCGGTGACGGCGGTGATGCACCAGAACATGTTCGCGTATCTGGCGGCGCTCACCGACAGCAACGGCCGCTTCATCTTCGGTGATGGTCTGATGACCTACAGTCCGGCTGATGTGCGGGAAAATATCCGCATCTCGAACTGTCTGCCGGATCCGACCCATGGGCTGACGCTGGGCAACGCCGGCGCACCGTTCATCACCGGTGAGTTCCTGGTGGCGATTGGCGCCTGGTCGGCGGCCTACTACGCCGTCAACAAGCGTCCGCTCTGGATCGAGCAATGGGAGGGTCAGTCAACCGCCTGGTGCGTGAAGTACGTGTTCGGCGCCGAAGACGGTGGCTTCACCGCCTGCTGCCCGGCCGCGCGCATTATCACGGTTGGCCCGTAATCACCCTCAAATCCACAGGAGAAAATCACCATGTCTATGAACTGGGGTAACACGGCCATCCAGAATACCGGCATTCTGGCCTGGGATGGCGCCGCAGCTGCGACGGTCGATATTCGCAGGCACATCAAGTTCGCTTGGACGTTTGAGGTTATGACCGACCTCACCGCCGACACGATCTTCGAGGTCGATGCCGCTCCGCCCAGCGACGCCGACAACTGTGTCGCCGGCACGCCCTATCCGGTCGAGGAAGTCCTGACCTGTGTTGCGCCTTGGGGCACCGTTCCCGGTCCGCAAACGCAGATCATCCTTCCGGCCGGCACCGTTGCCGGGCAGAAGTGCTCGGCGGCGATCCCGTGCAAGCCTGACGCCTTTGTTCTGTTGCGAGGTGTCAGTGGCGACGTGTCATCGGTGCGCGCAGTGGCGGTGCTCTCCGGACCCAAGTAATGCGCGTTAGCGTTGGTAAGACGTTGCGTGTCGGTCCTGGCGACGAGGTCACAGTCATCGCCAGGCTGCGCCCAGAGGCAACTCTGGGCCGTCTCTTCGTGTTTGCCAGGGAATGTAGCGGTAACGAGTTCTCGCCTTACGCCCCGCTGTTGGACATCTCGCCCGACGGCAAACCGATGTTGACGGCGCCACTTACGCTGCGTGTGAGCACGCAGCACCCTATGCGGGAATTGCAGTTTGCGGTCGACTTCGACGGTTACGTCAAGATCATGCAAGAGGTGGATACCGCGAAAGACCCATTGGCTCGGACCAAGATGCGGCGCATCGTCTGTCCGCGCTTGGGTTGGCGCGACTGGCTGGTAAGGAGTTTGCCGTGGAGGCCAATGAGCGTCTGATTGTTCGTGACGGGGCGCTGCCGGCAACGGCCGATGGCAGCTCGCTCGGCTGCGTGATGAAGGTCACCAGCGGCCGAGACGATGAAATTCAGTGGTTCGTGTTCAAGACCAGCTATGTGGCGTCGGCGCCGATCCTTCGGGTCGAGTGGGACATCGAGACCATGGACGTCGTCATCCCAGCGGAGACGGCGAACTGGTTGATCAAGAACGGCTACGCGCGTCCGATGACGGCTTCCGAGGCACGCGCATACAATAACGGCCTCGAAGCAACCTGAATAAGAGGAGACTGCAATGATCAAAGTAACCTGCACACCACCGTGTGCGCCGCAGACAGCGACCGCACTTGCGATTCCTCCCTGCTTCAAGTGCGTTTAACGCCCAACTAGCCCAGGAGTGCACGCTCCTGGGCGCCTTTCCGGATTGAGGGTCTCATCATGCTAGCGGTCGACATTGGTGCGTACCCGGCTGATCCCAGCGGTTGCGTCTCTTGCTGCTGCGAGGTGGTTTCGATCAAGCCAGGCGAGACCCTGCCGCTCTATCTCAACTATGCACCGTGGGCAGCGCCGATCGCGCTGCGCGGCTTGCACTGCGTGCCGTCAGTCGAGGTCGAAGAACGGCAAACCTGCGATACGCCCGCAGGCTCTAATCTGCCGCCGAGCGCACCACCCCAGATTCGCTTCGACGCCATCGTCAACACGCCGCTCGACGGCGATCTCAACACTCAGGTCACCGATCCCGACGGCGATGCCATGACCTTCAAGGCCATGGCGCACTACGCTCCGAAGCACGGTAGCCTGAAGCTCAAGAGCGACGGCACCTTCACCTACACACCCGTGCAAAACTATAAGGGAGAAGATCGGTTCTATTTCAGCGTCACCGACAACATCAATCCCGCCGTGGTGATGGAAGCCATGATCGGCGTCGGCATCTCGTCATGGGATGTCAAAGGCACATGGGATCTGGTGGTCGGTCCGGCTATCGTCAATCAGCGCATGTACATGGTCACGCTCCCTATCAGCGCCAGTCCGGCAGCGAAGACCTGTCAGGTGTTTCGCCTCACCATCCGCCAGGGCGCGCTCGATTGCGAGTGCAATTGCTACTACCACACCGATTGCGTCGACGTGCGGATCGTTAAATGCTGAGGTTCGTCGAGGTACCGCAGAAGGATCCTTTGGAGCCGCCGTTTCCGGCCGGCAAGAAAATTCCGCTTGACTGGTCGGAGCGGCTGTCGATCGATCTCATCCGCCAGCATACCAAGACCGACGATGTCGCCGGCGTTTCTGACGAGATGCTCAAGGTTTATCGTCAGGCCGCGGTCGAAGCGGCTGAGATGTACACCGGCGCGTTGCTCACCAACCAGAAGACCGTGACTGAAGCGATCCAAGGCCCAAACCGACCCAAGCCGGGCAAGCTGACCTATCGGCACAAGCTGCAGTATCCCGTCGCCGACGGGCTCGTGCATCTCTACGGCAGCCAGAACATCAACGGCAACCACGCCATTCGCGTGCCGCCCAACACTCGCACCATCCAGGTGCCGATCTGGACTGGGTTCATCGACCTCTCGAACTGTTGCGATCCCTGCGCAACTCATCACCTCAACGCCGATATGATGGCGGCGTACAAAGCCGGCTATCGCTGTCCGGACGATGTGCCGATGGGTGTCGTGCTCGGCATGTTGCAATATGTCGCTTGGATTCTCGAGCATCCCGGCGACATCTTGCTGACCGTGCGCAACAAGGAAGACAATTCGACCAAAGGTCTCATGGGCAGCAACAACATTGCGCTGGCATCTGGCGCGCTTGAGACCTGGCGGCAATACGATCCCGAGGCGTTCTGATGACGATCGGCAAAACCAGTATCGCCGATCTACGCCATCGTGTTGTGTTGTGCTCGATGCGCGACGTGGTTGAGCAAAACGGCATCATGTCGTTAACGCGCACTGAGGTGGTCGAGACCTGGGCGCGTATTCGGCCGTTCCTCACCTTCGGATCCAAGGGTACGTTTTTCGGCGTACAAGGCTATACCGTTCTCGATCCGAAGCTGCACCAGAGCCATTGGATTGCAATTCGGTTTCAGCACGACATCGATATCAACAGCACGGCCTGGGTGTACGAGTCGCGACGCAAAGGACTGCCGCGTTGGTATAAAGTCCTGGGCGCCACTGAGACTGAAGACCATCGTTATATCGAAATTGCGTGCCACTTGCATGAGCGCGCCGAAACCATCTCGCCGCCACGCGGCGTGCTGTCGCCGGCACAGAACAACATCATACCCTGAATGATCGAAATCAGTTTTCAACCGTGGGGACAATTCCGCGCGGTCAAGGATCCTTCGTCTATTCAGGCGTGGCTTGAGGCCATTGGCGCGGCCGCTGAAGCTGCCTTCAAAGGCGGCATGGGCGGTGGCGGCTATCCAAACTCTCGGACCGGTACTCTCATGGGCACCATCGGGCACGAAACTACATCCGACAGCACGACTGTCGGTTCTAGCCGCATGAGAGGGAGCGCTCCGGTGTCTCTCTATTTGCGCCATGGCACGTCAAAGATGGCGCGCAGGAAAATGTCCGACAACGCACTGCAAGAGGGCATGAGGGCCGCTGGGCGCCTGAACAACTGGGTGCACTGGAGCAGATCATGACCACCTATAAATCCATCGTCATCAGTTCAGGCCACGGTTTGAAAATTCGCGGCGCCGCCGGCAGTCCGAGCGGTTCGCCGAGCGATCCCTATCTCGACGAGGTCGATGAGGCCCGCAAGGTCGTCGACGCCTTGGCCGAAGCGTTGGAAGGGCGCGGCGTCGATGTCGTGGTGTTCCACGATGACACCTCGACAAACCAGGACACCAATCTCAAAACCATTGTTGCGGCCCACAACAAGCATACGCGAGAGCTGGACCTCAGTGTCCACTTTAATGCTTACGAGCAGGGCTCGAAGTGCATGGGCACTGAGATGCTTTATGTCACGCAGGGCGCGCTCGCCGACGAGCTGTCGCACAACGTTGCGGTAGCGGGCGAATTTATTGACCGCGGGCCGAAGAAAAATACCGGGTTGTATTTTCTCAACAATACCGACATGCCCAGTGTGCTGCTGGAAATGTGCTTCTGTGATTCTAGTTGCGATACTAAGTTATACCGCGAGCACTTCGCTGCCATCATCGATGCGATGGCCAATGTGCTCGGTGGCGAGGGCGATGCCAGGCCACCGGAGCCGATCCCGCCGTTCGAGAAGCCGGAGCGACCGGGACGACCCACAGTGCCGCCGCCGGTCTCGGCCGAGCGGCCAACTTTGGGCAAGGGTGATTCTGGTAGCGACGTCGTGGCGCTGCAAAAATCGCTCGGCTTGGTCGCTGATGGCGACTTCGGCTCCATCACCGACACCCAAGTGCGAGCGTTTCAAAAGGCCGTCGGCATCACCGCTGACGGGGTCGTGGGTCCAACGACGTGGAAATACGTCGATGAACTCGATCGTCGCATGGCCCAAGGCGAGAGCGGCTTGCCCAAGGGTTTGTCCGCGGACGTGATCGCGCTCGCCGAGCGTTCGCCGCTGATGGATTACGCTTGGCCTGGCCGCAGCGTGGCGCCGCCCGGCTACATCCCTGGCATGGCGCTCTGCTACGCGCTCGCCGTGATTTCGATGGAGCAAGGCAACTCTGCTGCCATGGTGATGGGCGAGGCTGCCAGCGGCGACGAGGATGAGGACGCGCTGTCTTGGTACGAGAACGAGCTGGAAGACCTCGACCTCGATGTTGACGACGATGGTCTGGAGACGCTGCGCGCTCTGTTCGTGATCCTCTTTGGTTTGGGCATGCGTGAATCCTCAGGCCGCTGGTGTGAAGGTCGCGACATGTCGGCTGACAATGTTGCCGCTGACACCTGCGAGGCCGGTCTGTTCCAGATGTCGGCCAATATGCACACCGCCTCTCCAGAGATGAAGAAGCTGTTCGATGCCTACTGGAAAGATCCTCAGGGCTTCCTGGACGTTTTCCGCGAGGGTGTTAACCCGACATCGTCCAATCTTGATGTCTACGGATCCGGCAAGGGCGCCTCATTTCAATTTTTGGCCCGCTACAGCCCCGCCTTCGCCGTGTTCACCACCGCTGTCGGCTTGCGCAAGCGCAAAGCCCACTGGGGTCCGATCCAGCGCAAAGAGGTGACGCTGTCGTCGGCCGTGCGCGATCTGCTGGAAGCGGTCGAAGACCTGGTGGCGCCCCGATGAATGTGCATGTGGCATCGGCGCCAACGCCGCCAGAGATAAAGCAACGGTTGCTGCCAGCACTGGCTGACGAGATCAAGAAATGGTTTCAAGATCTCAACGGACGCGCGATCGCGGTCAGCGATTACGACATCACCAAGCTGAATGTCCCGACATTGCCGCTGGTGGCGGTCGCGCTCAAACGCTCAGTCGGCGATCAGGCTACTCAAAATTACCAGCCAACCTTCCGCTTGACCGAGGAAGTTCTCATCCAGTTCTGGTTGGAGCCCATGCGCTTCAAGCGCAAGGACGGCAGCGAAGCGCCGTTCTGGACTTGGTACGATTACGAATCAGTGCGCGAGACCCTGATCTCCAACCTGAGCCGGTGGGATGCGCCACATGGTGCCCACTTTGCCTACCGCAAGACTGACATCGCCGCAGACGAGCTGGCGGTTACACTGACCTTCACCTTTCTCGCCTCCTATCAGTTCTGCGCGCCTTACGTCGACGATAGCGAGCGCTTCACCATCACCTGGAATCTTTGCACCCCGAAGGCCTGTTGCCTCCCGGATTGCTTCGAGCCCGTGGAGAACGACAAATGCGATCCGTGTCCGTAGGTTTCAAATCACCCAAGCAGGCGAAGAGTGAAGAGGACGACAACCAGAGGAGGCCCGACATGGCCACAGTCTATGTGAAGTGCAAGCCAGGTCGGCGGCACTACTATCAAGGTCGCGTGATTCCGACCGACAAGTTCGTTCCGGTCGACCCCAACGATCCGGTCATGCATCGGGCGATCTACCACTGGAAAGACCTTGAGGTCGAAGGTGGTGAAGGTGAGACTCCCCAGCCTGGGGATCCCATCCTCGACAACACCCTACCGCAAGAAGGAGGTGCTGACTCGGCGCGGTCCGGGCGGCAGTCAGCTGCGCGCAGACGCGCGCGGCCCGATGATCCACCGCTGGCGCCTGAGCACCGGCAACCATCCACCCCGAAGGAGTGATCGATCATGAGCATCGACAGTCTGCGAAGCGGTGCGATCGAGATCTGCTTCGATCCCACGCTCAACGTCTACCCCAACAAGTGCCGGATCCTGATCGAGGGGCAGATGCTCGATACCGGGATCGCGAAGGAAGGCGAACTGATCAAGATGCCGTCGCTGCGCGACGTCAATGAGCAGTTCGGTGAGGGCTCGGTGATCGCCGAAGGTCTCAAGACTGCGTTCCTGTGCTGCGGCAACAACGCGCTCGACTTCTATGCGCTCCCACGCAAGGACGCATCGGTCGGCGCCGTCACCAAGGCAGAGTACACGCTCACGTTCACCGGCACGGCCACTACCTACGGCCGTGTCGACATGTACATGGGTGATGGTCGCTGGCGCACGTCGGATCGCATCGTGGTCGGTACCGTAGCCGATGATATCGCGGTGATCGTAGCGGACACGTTGATGCGAGAACCCGGCCTGCCGGTTGAGGTCACTAGCGTTGCCGGAGGAGTCATCACTATCCGCGCCAAGAACGCTGGCACGGTCGGCAATTGCTTCCGCGTTTTCTACAACTGGCACGAACGACGCGACTACGCCCCCAAGGGCATTGAGTTTGTGTACCATCAAACCATCGCCGGCCAGAACATCAAGGTGCAGCACCTCGACTACATCGCTCTCCTTGGAGAGTGCTGCTACTGCTGCATCGGGATGCTCTACGACGACACTTACTGGCAGGACGCGATGATCGCGTACATCGCCAGTGCGTGGGACTGTAGCAAGCCACAATGTTTCGGACACGGATACACGTACAATTCAGGCACGCTCGGCGAGATCATGTCGACCGACACGAACTCGGCCGAGGTTAGCCGCATCGCGCATTGCTGCGGCAATGACCCGGTAACCGGCGAGTCGTGGGGCGATCCCGCGATCGGCTGGATGAAGGTGGCTGCTTATGCGGCACAGTCTTGCTGCCTGGCGGTCGACCATCCGGAGATGAACATCCAGGGACCGGACTTCGGCATCCTGCGTTGCGTCCACATCCCGGAGAGCTGCTTCCAGTGCTTCACTTACGACGAGCAGCAAATCCTGCAGGCCACCGGCTTTGTCGTGACCGTGCCCTATCAAGGCGGCACCGGCCATCTCACCTCGCCGATGATCGTCAACGACAGCACCAACAACCGCTACGACGACGACATGCGGTTGAACTCGACCTGGTGGGATGTCTCTAGCCGCCGGCTCGCGGCTGTGACTGCCGATCAGATGGCGCTCGAACTCGGCAAGGTGCTCGGGCTGGGGCTGTTTACGAAGAACACCACCATCCCGCCCGGCATCAAAGGCACCAACCCCAAGCTCATTCTCGGCATGATCCGAACGTGGGCAAAGGCGCATGTCGGAATTCTGTTTTCGGAATTCGACGACATGGACAACGACATCCAGCTTCGCACCGACTTCGAAGTCGCTCCGCGATGTCAGGGCGTCTGCGGCAAGTTGTGGGTCAACTTCATCTATCGACCGCCCTGCCGCATCCGCAAGATCCACGTCAACGCCCAGCCGCGTCTGCTGGATAATTGTTATTGAGGAGATCAGTCATGACACAACCTTTCCAGGCATGGATCATCCCGATGTCGGGCGCCGGTCCAGATCAGTCGCTCCCTGGCTACGGTCATGCCGACCAAGACCTTCCCGGCCATGACCGACCGCCCGAACATCAGGGCGGAATACAAGGGGGTCGTCCTGACCAAGGCCTTCCCGGTTACGGTCACGCCTCCGGTCAGCCGGTCCCCGGTGGTCGTCCCGATCAGGGTCTCCCCGGTGGCCAAGGCGGCCGGCCCGGCCAGGGACTTCCCGGTGCGCCGGACAATACGCTCCCCGGCGGGCAAGGTGGCATGCCCGGTAACCTGCCGGCCGATCAGGGTTGGGTCCTCGTCTATCGTCCCGGCGAGGGCTACAACCTGATCACCGCTGGCGACCTCGGTGGTCATGTCGATCAGGGGCTTCCCGGCCAACCGGCGCGTCCCGGCCAGGGTCTCCCGACCCCGCCAGCGCGTCCTGGCCAAGGGCCTGCAACGCCACCGCCGACCGGTCCCGGCCAACCGGGTGCGCCCGCGCGTCCGGGTCAGGCGCTCCCTGGCGGTCCTCCACCCACTGGTCCCGGTACGCCTGCGCGTCCTGGCCAAGCTCTACCGGGAGGTCCGCCTCCGACCGGCCCCGGTACGCCAGCACGTCCGGGTCAGGCGCTGCCTGGCGGTCCTCCGCCCACTGGTCCAGGTACGCCAGCACGTCCCGGCGGTGGCCCCGCAACCCCGCCGCCAGCGCACGCATCCGGGCAGCCGGTGCCGCCGCGCCCGACGCCAACCCGCCGTTGATTGGTGTGTCCCTAGGACTGGCGCGAGTAATCGCGTCAGTCTCTGCAGGGAAGAGAGGAGATATTTAAATGACTTGCACGAATCAGGTCGGCGTCAAGAACATCCTGCTGACCTTCAAGGACTGCGACACAGATGCGGTGTACGGTCCGATCTCGCACCACCTCTCCAGCGAAGACCTGCCGACGTGGCGGCTTTGCAACTACAACAACAACCCGTTGCCGTGGGGCTACGTCAAGCGGGTGCCAACCAATCCGGAGGTCGAGATCAAGGTGATCCGCGACCTCCGCATTCCGCTTAGTATGTACCAGGGTTGCAGCGACGTGACGCTGCAGGTCGAATACTACAATGGCCTGGTGTACTCGGCCGCGCGCGGCACCGGTACCGGTGACGAGAAAAGCGACACTCATGAAGTGACGATGGTCATCGTGTTTAGGATCATCGACGAAATGCTGCCCGAGGGTACGCTCGAACCCAACGCTGAGGAGTTGGCCGCGACCTTCCCGACTCCGTACGTTCCGCCGGGAATGGCGTAAGCTATGGCAGCAGCACCTCAAGTCGAAACGCCAAAGCAGCCCGACAAGATTCCGATCGCCTTTCAATTAGGCGATCGGATGATTGACGGTGCTATCGTCAAGCCGGTGACGTTCGCGGCATTCAACGAGTTCGTCATCGAAGCGCAGAGCATGACCACTCCCAAGACTTGGGAGGGCAAATTGCGCCGCGTGCGGATGACCAAGCAGGTCGCCTACTACACCAACGGAACCCAGGTTCCGATGTCGCAGGTAGAAATCCTGCGCATGCCGATCCCGGCGGCGCGCGATATCTCGGCCAAGCTCGACGAGAACGAGGGCAAACCCGGCAAGATCGTGCGCCCTGGCGACGGTGTTGAAACCGCGATCGTCTACGAACTCGGAACGCCGTTGACGTTGCGGGCAAAAGAACCAGTTGTCATCCGTGAGCTTGAGTTCCTGGCCAAGACCTACGGCGAGATCGAGGACGTTCTCGCTGCTTCTTCAACATTCCAGCAGGCCGCACATCTGATCGCTACTGTGGCCAAGCCACTCGGCACAAGCCTGAGTCTGCTGCCATCCTGGGCAGTGTCTCAGATCATGTTCGCCGACGGCTATGCCATCGTTCGCGAAGTGCTCCCACATTTTCTAGGGTCGCCAGCCGAGTCGCCGAACGAGTAGACGAGTACCGCTATTACTGTGCGGCGGCTGGTGATCCGAGACCTCTCTCCATCCCGGTGTTGACCCTTCGCGTCAACGGCTTCCTCAAAGTCCACCGCGACGAGATGCGCTTCCGCATCGCGCTCGCTGGCGGCAAACCAAAATAGGCTGACGTCTTGGCCTCCTTCGTCGAAGAAGCCACTCTAAAAGTCAACGATCAGTCGTCGGCGCAGATCCGCAAGATCAACGCCGAGCTGAAAAAGCTGTTTGCGACCGCTAATTCACTCAAGTCGATCAAGATTGACTTAAAGGTCAACGACAGAGGAATTACCCAGGCGATCGGCAAGATCAATCAACTCAAGTCTGCCATGCGGGGCTTGAGCAGTACGACAATCAACCTCAAGGCTAATGCCGCCGGCCTGACCAGCGCACTGCGGCAGGTTCAGCAACTGCGTGCGGCGGCGGCAAAGCCAATCACGGTCAATACGGCGGCTCGTCAAGGAGCGGCGGCGCGGCCGCCGGCACAGCGTCCAGCGGCTGCACCACCAGCGCCACCAGCAAGGCGTCCACCCGGCGCGGTACCGGCTCCGACCGGTGGGCGTGGTCTCGGCGGCGGCGGTGGTGGCTACTTCCGTGGACCGATCTCGGTCACCGGCAGTGTTGCGGTTACAAACATCGAGGCGATGGCGAACGCTGCGCTACGCGCTGCTGGGCGCGCGGCGAAGGAAGGTTACAGTCAGGTCGATACTGCCGACACCAAGATGGCGTTGCAGCAGTATCCAAAGGAGACACAAAAGGCGATTGAACTTGCTGTTGACCAGTTGCAGGAGGATGCGCGGAATCGCAGAAATCCAGAGACGGGTATGGGAGGGGCGTACTGGAATCGCGCACAGCAGAAGAACTTACTCGTTGAGTCCATGAACACCGCCGGTGGCGATGTTGGCGGTGCTTCTTTCTTGGTGCAGCAAGCGGAATCCTTGGCCAAGATTGGCCAAGGTATGGGGCAGACCGCTGACCAGGCGCGTGAGGGCGCGCTGAGCTTCATCAAAGCTGGCGAGCAGATGGGGCGCTTCCGTGACGCCGCTGGCAGGTTCGATTATGCCAGGGCGACGGAATACTTTGACACCATGCGCAAGGCGACCCGACAGGTCGGCCAGGAGTTCACCGGCCAGAAGTGGCTCACGACCATTGGTACAGCGCAACAATCGAAATACGGCCTTGACCCCAAAGGCATGATGACGATGGCGCTCGGCATGGAGGAGTCGGGCTCTAAGTTTGCCACTGGTTTTAATGAGATTGTCAAGCAGTTCAGTGGCATGCGTCTGGACAAGAGCAAGCTCGCCAATCTTGAGGCGCTTGGTCTGGTCGACAAGGGCATGGTGGACTCAAAGGGTAAGCCCTTTGCAAAAACCAAAGTGCCGACCTTGGACCAACTCAGAGAGGTCATGACCAAGGGCGCGACTGACGAAGGAGACCTGCGCAAAAACATTCACGGCTACGTGCAGGACAAGATCCTTCCGGCGATGACAAAGTTGGGCTTAAACCCAAGAAGTGACGCAGACATCGGAAAGTTCGTCGGCAAGGTCACCAGTGGTAAAGGCTCTGATATTCTTTTCAATGTGATCAAGCGCTCAACTGAGTGGGCGCAGGATATTAAAACCGGGTTGTCGCGTGCCGGTGACATCGATTCTGGAGAACGGGACTTAGAAGGATCTGGCAGAATTGCCGGTACGGCGCTCAAGAACCAACTGCAATCGGTGCTGGGCGAAACCATCAACAAGATGGAGACAACATTCGTACCGCTCGCCGCGGGCATGGCCGAAAAGATGAGCGCGGCGTCCGAGGCCATCAGCAAAGGCGAAGCACCGGATGCGCCCACGATGTTGGCCGCGGTAACTGCGGCAGCGGCGGCTGTCCCGGCGATGAGCCTGATGGGCATGGCGCAGGGCATGCGCGCGACGATGAGCGAGGATCCGGCGGTATCATCGTTAGGCTCGGCCGGCACTTCGCTGAATGCGGCCGGTGGTGCGTTGACTTTTGCCGCAGGAGCGTTAGCGGCAGCGGCGGGAGTGAAACTGCCTACAGACCTCGGTGGCGGGGTCGATAAGCCAGGTACGAAAGGAACAAAACCGGGCACAAAACCCGGCGCACCCGATTTGAAAAAACCGCCAACAGTAACGGACCCGCTAAAGGGACCTGGCGGTGGGGGACGATTTGGATCCGCCGTAAGGTGGTTGTTGCGTCCGGCGGCGCTCGCGGTAGGGGCCGTAACCGGCCTCACCGCAGCAGCAATTTTGGCGATGTCGACCCAACCGGCGGGTGGCAAGAGCAATCAACCTGAATTTCAAAAGCTCAACGATTCTTTGGAGGAACACGCCAAGATAGCGGCGCGGTGGAATCAGGCCCAGCATGAGAAGGAACAGATTACCAAAGGCCTGACGAGTGGGGACATCAAACCGGGCGATGTGGAAGCTGCGAGGGCGAAACTCGCCGCACTCAGTACCGAGCTTGCGACCCTGGAGCAACGAGCGGCAGTGGCTCAGCAGGCCATCCGTGAAGCTGAGAAGACGCTGACGGAGCGGGCTGTCGAACAGGTGAAGAAAGACGAGGCGGAAGCCGCCGCTAAAAAGAAGAAGGACGAGGCGGCAAATAGGGTTCGAATGACGGAGCTTGAGCGCCAAGCTGCTAAGCGGCGTGAAGAGGCAAGAAAGCGGGGAGAAGAGCAGCCCGATCCCAACAAGGTATACCCAGAGCCGAAGCCGAGCACGCCGTATGTTCCTAAACCGCCGAGTGAGCCAATACCGGTGAAGGTCGTCGACGAGACGACGGGTGGGGAAAGGGCAGCAGGTAAAAATCTCGGTCCGCCGCCGGGAGCAGTTGTTCCACCACCGGGAGGCGTAACACCGGCGCAAGCTGCAACGTCTCAGATCGATCTCGCTGGGCCGCTCCTGGCCGCCGCGCCTGGCATCGGCCAGGCAATGTCCGAACCAATCCTTGCGGCATCCTTAGCCATCGGAGAGGCGATTTCCGCGCCGATCCAGACGGCGATGGAGACCATCGGAACAGAGCTTGGGGCGCAGCTTGGATCCTCAATCACGGAGCCGATCGCAACCGCCGGCGCATCATTCGCCGCAGCTTTCGGAACGGCCGGCGCTCAGATCACTGCCGCCGGGGCCGCGCTCGCTGCCTCTGGAGCGCAAGCTGCCGCCGCGATCTCTGCCGGGGCAGCGGGTGCCGGCGCGGCTTATGGGGCTGCGGCCGCCGCACGAATTTCGGCCGCCGTTGCCAACGTCTCTATCAGCGTACAGCATTCCGGTAGCGCCGGTGGTGGGGCTGATCCAGGAACCAGTTCTAGCGGAAATAAGTAAGAGGAACTGATGTCTCGCGATATAGCAACACCAGTAGCGGCGGCGGGATCTACTTTCTCTGCGGCGTTCACTAGCGCAGCCTCTGCGTCTGCACAGTCTGGTGAGCAAGTCGCTCGCATATTGCGAGAGGCAATGTCTGGGGTTAGCGCCACTATTGGTGCCGCTGTTGGCAAGGCCAACAAATGAGCCGCACCAACTGCGCCATCGGCAAAGACTATGTTCCCGCTAGTTTCAAAGGCGTCGGATTCAATTGCCTTGAGGTCGACATCGAGGGCGGCCGGCGCGGGGCCGAGGGCGAATTTCCCTTTGGTGAAATTACCGCCTACGCCGACCTCGGGCGCAAGATTCAGGTCTATCATCTCACCGCCATCTTTCGTGAAGATGACCACGTCTTCGACTCGCACTCGTTGTTTGAGGCCTGCCAGTCCCCTGGCCCTGGCATGCTGGTGCATCCGACGCGCGGCACCGTGCTCGCGGCCTGTCGCAGCATCAAGCTCAAGGACAACATCGAGGAGGCCGGCGAGAGCACGGCGGAGATGGAATTCGTCGAGGCCAATGGCATTGGCGTCGGCGGTCCCAGCAGCGGTCCCGGCTATAGCTCGCTCTACGGCATCGTTCACAGTCCGCTCAACAACGTGTCGCGGGAATCGTTTCTGGCCAACTACACGCCCAAGCTGGTGGCGCAGCCGTGGCGCACTGACGTCATCAATCGCGCCCAGAGCCTCGTCCACGTCGTCGCGCAGGTGACCGTTCATACGCTGACGGTGGACTCGTCGTCCAATGATTGGCGTGCCGCGCTCAGCATGGAGGATGTGGCCAAGGATGATGCGCTTGCTGCCGAACCAGAGAAGGTCGAAGAGGCGCTGTTCACCGGCTTCAAGTTCATCAGCAGCAAGGTCCAAGACGCCGAGAACCGCTACCGCATTTTCACCAGCCTGGTGAACTTCGCTGCCTTCACCTCCTATCATCCGGTGGACATCGCAAACACCAGTGAGGAGGCGGTACTCAGTCGGCACCGCATTCTTGGCGCCATCGGCATGGCGGAGGCGGCGCTGGGTCGCAAGTATCGCTATCTCGGTCAGGGTCTGGCGGCGATGGAGGACGTGCTCAAGGTTCTCAACGACGAGGCCCAGGTTGCTTACGACAATTGCGATAACGGGCTGTTCCTCGAAATCCGGCGCTACTCGGTCGAGTTTTCCAAGATGATGCACGACCTGACCTATCGATTGCCCGGTCGCGTCATCGTCGATTTCTCCGGCGGCGTGCATCCGCTGGTCGCGTCTTACGTGCTGTACAAAGACGCCAAGCGTCACCGTGAGCTTGAGCAATCCAACATCGTCGACGCCAACGGCCGCTTTGATCCGTTCGTGATGGCGTTAACGCCTGGTGGCCCGGCCTCCGGTGGCCATGTCAAGGTCTATCCGAAGCAGCCTGCATACATTCCGCGATGAAGCCAGTTGTTATCACTTGTGGTGGCCCGATAGAAACTTGGACTGAAATGACCCTCAGTCGCAAGA